GAGTACACCATGGCCGACAAAGAGTCGGAGTCGGTGCCATATATCAGCATCGGCGATTGCCAGTTCCTCAAGCGCAAATGGCGCTATGATGAGGATGTAGGCGCTTGGCTCTGTCCATTGGAAGAAGAGTCAATTCACAAGTCTCTCACGACTTGGGTGCCATCGAAGTCAATCGACAAGTATGCGCAAATGGTTGCGGTAATGTCGAGTGCGAACTCCGAATACTTCTTTTATGGAAGGGAAGTGTTCGAACACCATCACGCATTTTTTGAAGGTGTCCTGATGCAGGAACCCTATGATAAGTACGTCATGGAGTCAACTCTCCCAGGGTGGGATGATCTCGTAGAGAGATTCTGGCGAGCATCTAAAGATGTATCCCCCAAGCAGGCTGGGCCTTGGCCGGTCCTTCCTGTTGAACAACAGGTCACAGAAAAACATTAAGAATTATAAGAAACAAAGTGTTGAGGTAGTCACCGGAAGTACTACCACTTGTCTTATGGGAGAGGATATCCCACTGGAACATTTCAATTATTATCCCCAATGTTTTGCGCTTCAATCTGCGACGATGGAAGACGCAGAGAGTGTCGTCACAAGTGAAGCCATAGGTAGCTCCACTAGTGTTGAACAGACCGTCACCTTTATTGATAATGAAGGTGGTGTGTGTGTCGATGCTCCATCAAGCACGAATAACGTAGCTTTAGTTGATGGTACGGAGGATATTGGACTTGGGAGTTTTCTCTCACGTCCTACCCTCATTGATACTATCACTTGGACCACGTCTAGTGTTATCAGTGTTCTTGATACAATCAAGCCCTGGTACCTTTTCCTAAACAACACACAGATCAAAAAGAAGATCGATAATTACGCATTTTTGCGTGGTAACCTCCATGTGAAGGTTGTGTTGAATGGAACACCGTTTCAATACGGTATGATGCGGATGTGTTATTCGCCCCTTTTGGGTTTTGTAGGAGACAAAATCACAGTACCATCACCGATCAATCCGATCCTTGTGCCGTATTCGCAGCAGCCAGGTTTTTACCTGTACCCGCAAGCGAATGCTGGTGGCGAAATGAAGCTACCTTTCTTTTTGCACAAGAACTGGTTGGACATCACGAGTGCAAATGATGTTCAGAACATGGGCACACTCAATTTTGTAGTGTATAACCCTTTGAAAACAGCCGTAACAGGTGGTACAACTTCGGTCACATTACGCGTTTATGCGTGGATGTCAGATGTCCAGTTGATGGGCTCGACGTCTAAGTTGACCCTGCAATCTGATGAATACGGCAAAGGAATCGTATCCAGACCTGCTTCTGCTTTAGCTTCAGTTGCTCAAACGCTCACGCACGTGCCAATTATTGGCAGGTTTGCTAGAGCGACAGAGATAGGAGCTTCAGCTGTATCCAAAATTGCAACGCTTTTTGGATTTACCAATGTACCAGTCATAACTGACGTTCGTGGGTATGCACCCATGAACGCACCCATGATGGCTAGTGCACATATTGGTACTCAAGTGCAGAAATTAGCACTTGATCCTAAGCAGGAACTTGCAATTGACCCGAGTCCTCACGGCATTGGTAGTGCCGATGAGTTGAGCTTATCGTACCTTAAGACGAAGGAATCTTATTTTAGTGCGAGCTCGTGGTCAACATCAGATGCTGCGAGTACACAATTGTGGAATATGCGCATCAATCCCTTCCAACCTACCTCTATAGACATCAATAATACGGTGCCTGTATCTGTGGGTCGGCAGACGTATCACGTCCCACTGTCTTATGTGGGATCCATGTTTAAACATTGGCGTGGTGATATTATTGTGCGCATGAAAGTAGTGTGCACAAAATTTCATAAAGGTCGATTGAAGATCTCTTATGACCCTCGTGGTGATATCACTTCCACTGATCCAGCAGAGAATGCTGTTTACACTGAGATTTTGGATATCGGCGAGAAGGATGATGTGGAGTTGAGAATTCCATATCATCAAGATCTGCCGTGGCTTAAGATCGATCAGACTTTGACGGATAATTGGAGTCCGGGTAATACCCTGGCTCCACGTGCGGGAATTGACAATGGTGTCATTACCGTGCGTGTCCTTACAGGTCTGACTGCACCAGTCTCTGGGAGCATTAGCTTGAACTTCTTCATTCGTGGAGCAGACAACTTTGAGTATGCTAATCCAGCTGGACATATTGGGCCAGATGGTACCAATGTGGTGCCTAGCTTCTTCCAGCTGCAGGCTGAAGACCTAACTGATGTTGTTTCATCGCAGATCATGATGGGTACGCCAGCAAAAACTGGAGTTGATAGGTATGCCTTGAATTACGGTGAATGTGTCGGTTCGTTGAGGAACGTCCTTCATCGTTATGTGATTCAAGATACTTGCAATACGACA